GTAAAGGTATAACCCAAATCCGCAGCTGTAGTTGCCGTAGCAGTTCCACTAACAGACTGAGCCGACATCAGAATGATATCAAAACCTCTAAGACCCAAGGCCGAAGGAGCGAAGGCATCGCCAGTCGCTACAACAGTACCAGTTGCTTCTACGTCCGCAGTAACAATTCTTTTGTTACCGAAAACGGTTTCATGGATTATGGTTGATGCAAAAGTAACAGCCATTAAAATATGTCCTTCTTACTGGATACCACCTATCCCACCCTCAGAGGTTACCCTCTTACTTCCAGTATTAGAATTTAAGCTTTATAGATAGATAGGGAAGTTAGCACAAAACTAACTTCCCTATCCTATGTACCGACTGAAAGACTAAGTTTAGGCGTTCAGGTCAGTAATTTTAGCGTGTGCATCCAAACGCAAGGATCGTAGTTCACCGATGGTGTAGAACAATCCACGTAGGACGAATGCGTTAGCCTGGAAGAAGTCTCGGTTGTCGATATACTGCGTAGGAGCAGCAATAGCGAGTTCCAAGTACCTCGTATCCATGACATACACGTTGCTACCTAAGTTGCCATCCGCAGCCGTGAACGAACCCTGAACATCAGGATCGACAATGACTGGGATACCACGATAAGTAGCCACCTGGAAGCCAGCGTGGGAGCCTGGGAGGGTAGATTCGTCGCCGACTTTGACAACAAATTCGCCCCAGTCCAGATACCGTTGCTGAGCTTGCAGCAGGGAAGACAGACGGTCAAACTGGTCATAACCCATCAGAATTACGTCAGGGTCAGCACCATTTACACGCACTTCACGAATGGCCTGATCTAACAGGGCCAACGTGAGGTTACGACCTGTACCGCTATTACTGAGAACAGTAGCAGCAGCAACGTGTCCACCTGCAGCACGAGTAGCTTGGTTATATACGTCTACGCCGTTGGTAACCGTCACACCAGCCACAACACGAGCATCTTGTTCGACAATGTCGTCAAGAGAAGTGAAGCCAGCGCGGCTCTTTACATAAACAATCTCACCATCAGTCAAAGATCCACCACCTGTCCAGGTAGCATCACTATCAGCATCAAGGCCAGAGTAAGTAAGAGCGGTATCACCTACAGTGGTTCCACCAAAGGTGTCACCAACACGGAGAGTGTTACCAGCAGAGATTATTTCACCAGTACCAGTGGCACCAGCAGTCGAAGCGATGGTCATCGAGCGAAGCAGGAGTTCCTGGTTCAACTCTTTTATGTGGTCCCTAGCAGCAGCTTCCTGCTCAACTGCCAGGTTATCCCCCATACCACCTTCCAGACCACTCATGATCTGGGACTTGAGTGAGACACCGAAGTCAGTAGCAACGATACGAGGAGCAGAGTCCACGTTGACGTAGTTGCTGACATCTACGGTTGGGAGTGAACCGGTCTCAGTGACAGGTCGTGAACGACCATCACCACGATCAGAACGAAGCCTCCAACCAGTAGTGGGACCCCATTGTACTTTCCGAAGAATATTCCAGAAACGAGTCTGGTTGTTCAGTGCATCCCAGACCTTCCGGCCATAGGTTGCTGTGAACACATCTGATACCTGAAGGTACGTCTGCTTAGCAAAGTAGCCAGGCGGCATCAGCGATCCACGGAGGTTTCGCTCCGCAGAGGATATGTACTGCGCTATGCTTAGGTCAGCCATTAGTTAGACCTCCCATTTGAAGGTCGTGGATAGTAATACAAGGTCTGAGGAGTTAATTCCCCAGTTTGATTACGCATCCCGTTTACCAACTTGAAATGTCCACGAAGATCATTGGAATCCGTCTGTTGGACGATTTGCTCGATGCCATCCACGAACTGGTCAGCATTACGCTCTTCGTCAGACTTCTGGAAAGAATCTCCTTCTACACCAATGCGCTGGTCAGGCATCTGGGTGGAGAAGTCTTGTTCTGGCTCTTGCATTTCCCCATAAAGAGGAGTGCGAGTAGCCATATCGCCGTGAGAAGGATTAAGGTTGAAACTCTTCAATCCCTTGCGAATGCCATCTTTGACATCTTTCTGTACGGACTTTTTAAGACTATCAATCTCGCCGTGAATATCAGCATATTGCTGTTTCTCTTGTTGGCGGGAAGAGAGTAATCCCTTGATGTCCTTCAGAAGCTCATTAATGCCATCAGCACTACGTGCCATATAGTTCTTTTCCATATCTTCGTCTTCGTCGTCTTCATCATCGGAATATTCATCATCATCATCGACATCATCTTCGATATCTTCGACATCATCTTCCATCATGTCTTCGTCATCCAGATCTTCTTCATGCTCGTCTTTTTCAAGACCTTCTGGAATCCGATTGGAGTCACCAGGATACGAATATCCTCCTGCTCCGTGCATGCCGTCAGAACGTGAGCCACCGGCCTGCACACTCTGTCCATCCACCATATGCTTAGCAAAATCGGCTAAAATAGCCTCAAGCTCGCTCTTATGAAGGTACGGATCGGTTCCCTGAGAGCCAGCTTTAGTAGACTTTGTTCCCTGCGAACCATGCTGGGAACGACCTACCGTATCGCCGCCACTAAGGGGTTCTAATTTACCTACCCAGTCATCCGGCAATGCTTTTTGAGAGGCATCTTCGCCACGAACATGAGGAGGATAATTCACCCCATACTCTTTGACGATATACTGCCGCAAAGCCTTCAGAATGGGCAGAAGTTCTGTGGTATTTGAAGCCATACTTTGCCCCTCCTATTAGGACTAACTTACATAATATTATAAAATATGCCAGGTGTCTATATTTTTACCAAAAAATTGCAATAATTAAAAATTATTTAGGTCGTAAACTAGAATCAAACTCTAATTGTTGTACGTTATAACATTCTGGACAGATCATTGGATCTGGTTTTTGTACGATATCAGTTATATATGACTTAGGATTCATAGGAGTAACACACAAAGTTACTTCATAAATTTCTAAGTCAGTTACTTCAGTCCAACATTTACCATGTTCACAAATAGTTTTCTTATCTTTGGCATTTCCAGCAATAGAAAAGCCTCTCATTCCACCTTTTAAGACCTCTGCCATAGCTTTTCTAGAAACTTCTAAATCAGTTCTGAAAGCTGCTACAACAAATAATCCTTCAGGTCGAACTTCAGTCTTCCATTCTTTTCCAGAGTCATCAATAAATCGTCTTAAAATCTGACCAACCTGAATTCCAGAGTGGAAAATGTTCATATTGGCGAATTCTTTCTTACCTAAGAAATTATTCATCGCCCGTCGCAGACCTTCTAAGCCAATACGATGACCTTCACGGTCTACAATGTAATAATTTCCCCATCCCGCAACTACTAAAGTACGTCCTGTATCCATCTTTTTAATAGAATTAGCAGTTAATACTTTAAAAGCATCAAGTTCGCCTAAAGATTCAGGAGTATCTCCTTTACCTAAAGTATGATGCATTAAATCAGCAGATAACATCGATAAATTAGTATATTGCTCTGCTGCATTATCATTCAGACTTCGTAGATGATGGTCTTCATCTATAAATTTTCGCCTAACCATCTCATCTTCTGGTTTTTCTGATACTTTAGTAGGACTATAAACATCCTCATCATCCGCAATTACATAGCTACTAGCGTAATCTTCGCCAATAGCTTGTTGTTCTTTAGGAATTTCATGTTCCTGGTCTGAGGCTCGCTGTTCTGCATCATCCTCTTCAGAATCTCCAGGCTTATGTCGTGTCACACTACGAGGAGGACGGCTATCGTCATCAGAAGGATATGGAAGCTGAGACACTCCTTCATATGATCCAGCATCCATACTGTCTTTACTCAACGCGCCTTTATCTAGCCCTTCTTGCCCATTAGAATTACGCTTACGGGCAACTCGTCCATGCGTATCTGTATGTACAGCGTCGCCTCCACTACCATCAGTACTTAAAGCAGTACCGCCTCCGAAACTACCACTAGTTCCTACGCCTCCGCCACCACCATCGCCTCCTGCACCTCCTCCACCACCTGCGCCTCCCCCACCTTCTTTAGT